AATCTATTGCGGAATAACCTGCGGTATCTGCTTCAGTAAAATCTCCCACAAGACTTCCTTCAACTGGTGTATAATCATTTTTAAAAAGTTTTAATTTTACTGAATCTCCTGGTGCAATCTTATTTAATGAATAACTTAAAAGTAGGACTTCGCCTACATCTGGTACTAATAGAGTCATTTTTTTTCATCTCCTTTCTTTAATAATTTTATTCTCATAACAATCCTTTTAATTCGTTAATATCTTTAATCTCCATATCACTTATATCTTTCTTTTTTTGTTCCTTGGGGTCATAACTGGGAATACTACTCATCAGCATTGCTATATTAGTATATGAGTAATTCCATAAGATATCCCTCATGGACATCCGGGGAAAATAATGCATCAATCCGCCAATTATTCGCCAAGGGTTTCCTCTTTCTTGATCTGTAGTAGATTCATCCCCTTTATCGAGACTAAAGACGCTAAAAAAGGGCTGACATCCATTTGCTGAATTATCAAGGTCATTAATTTCAGCCCCTCCTTTGTAGTTAGATTTTCATTAAGGAATCTAATCAATCTTTTTGACGGTTCCTTTTCACTATTGACAATTCCATAGGCAATCATCTTAACTAATTTATCTTTATTCTCTACTATATTCTTAGCTCCTAAATCCATAAAATTGATTTCCTTATCGTTTTTTTTCATAGCTCCTACTAATTCATCGGTATTTAAATCCAGTAGTATTTTACTGATTTTTAATAAGGTCCCCATTTTAATTGGATAGATAATGAATTTTCTTTCGGAAGGAATTAAATTAAGTCTATGGAATATATTTTTATTTTGTATTGTAATAGTAAAATCAACTCCCTTTTCAAGAATTGAATTTACAGCATTTTGGCGGATCTGCTTATTTTCTTTTTCACTCGGGGCCCCGAGCTTATCCTTGATCTCTTTTTTTTTATTCCTTTTGGGCATATTTTTCCCTTCTTAAATTATACCCGCCCTGATAATATTTCTATACAAGGCGGGTAGTGATCTATTATTTTAAGTTAATGGAAGGATCGTCATTTTAATTGGTGCATTTGCCGTGGTAGGTGGTAATAGCACATCAGCTGTAAATGTGATCTGTCCTGATTCGGTTTTGGCAAATCTCAATTCCCCGCCGGCATGAAGAGAAGCCCTGGCTATTTCGAACTTTAATTGTTTATCATTTATCAATTTAGAAGTAATCTCGAAAGCCCTCTCTGTAATTGCTATGGCCGTATGGGGCGATTTCCAAATAGATACTCCACTTGCAGCTCCACCGAAAGCGTTTATCATCATGGTGGTTCCCATATCTCTTGTAGCGAATTCTATTGTTTTTTTACCTCCGGCAATTAATTGTACATCAGGATATTCGAAATCATCACAAAATAAATCTGACACAGAAGCTGCATCAAGCACTAGATGTGCGCTGTCGGGTACTATATATTGTACAGTAACAAGAGTATCGAGAGACGGTCCTATTTTAATTGACTCTATTCCTATTAATCTTATATCACTCATTTTTTGTTCACCTCGTTTTTATTTTTCTATAAAACAGTTTATTCTCAAATTTACATAGCTCATTGATTTTTGGTCAGTATCCGGTAATAGTATCTGATTCACGATATCAAAAATATAGTAATTCGAAGTGCTATTATATGCCTCTATTACGGCTATTACTGCTTCGGCTATTAATCTTAATCTTGCTATGTCAGGGGTCCCATTATCAAAATTTTTACAATAACAATTAACCATGAAGGTAGCTTCGTTTATGATTTCATTTCCGCTATAATTAGCTAAAGGAATTATTATAATATCCCGCAATTCTGAATTTAAAGCTTTTTTATTCCTGTAAACCCGGCCATCAATTGTGGCCTGAACGGAATCTACATTGATTATAGGAAATAATATATCGTTTATGTCAAATGTTGTTTTCATAAACTATATTCCTTTACCTTTGCCTTTAAAAGATCCTTTACTCCTGGTATGCTTCCGGTAATTACATCATATCCTTTTGCTTCTACTGCCGCAGCGTATTCCATACCTGCAAATCCGATCAAGATAAATCCTTTTTTATTTTCTCTTAATACTTCGTTTGCAATTTTTCTCGCCTGGGCCGTGCCTTCCGCTTTTCCCTCTATATTTTCCTGAATAATATTTCCATCCCGGGCAATTATATATCCGATCGAACTTCTTAAATTTCCAGTTTGATCTTGATATGTCCTTGTACTCCTGGCATCATTGACAAATTTTTCGCCTGCCATAGCCAGAGTCCAGATAATTCTTTGTTCTATATTGACCTTAAATCTATCTATTCTTCTATCTATACCACCCTGGCTAAATTCAGGAATTAAAGGCATATTAACACTTCATTTCTATATGTTTTTGATAAGGAAACAGATTTAAAATTATATGTTCCTTATTAAAAAATTCTAATTTTGCAGTCTTAGGAACGCTTCCCGCACCAGCAAATAATGGAGAAGAAATAAACCAGTTATATCCGATCATATTCCCGGATTCCCCTATAATATATTTAGTTGAATTCGGTTGTGCATTACAGACAATCCCTATTGTTACCAAAGTTCCAGGCGTATATATTCCGATCGAGTTGGTAGTCCCGGCTCCATAATAACTTAAAGTTGCTGTATGAGGATACCTTTTTATTACCATACCGCTTCCCCATTAACTGTTGGTTCGTCTATATCGTATTTCTTTAAAATCCTTTTGGCCATTGCGATAAGTTGAGCCCCACTATATTTTATGGTAAAAGATCCTTCTTTCAGGTCTGGATGTGCAGCCAAGGTAAAATATAAATTGGCTGCACACAGATCTATATCTTTAGCATTTGTTGCAGAATAAGTTCCCGCTGTCGCAATCCCCTGATCCAAAAGAAGTTTCTCCAATAAATTATCATTACTATATTCAGTTTGTGACTGCAAAGCCTCTTTATTATTCATTTAGATTATGTACCCCATGCTCCGGTAGTAGACATTTCAGTATCAAGAGAAAATACTCTATCTATTGTGGGCCAGGATGGGAATGCGTTTAATTCACCTTTGGTAAGCTCGGCCACAGGATCTACATCAGACCATTTGGAAATTAAGATAGGTCCTTTTTTGGCTTGAACCACTTGTTTAGGTGGATTGGTTTCTTCGGCTATTGGTCCGTAGAGCATATCTCCGCATTTTAAATCTTCCAGGAAAGTTACATATCTATCTGCGCCAGCAGAATCTAACCAGGGATCAACTGATATAATTGTATGACCTGCATCCTCGTAGCTTATCCTAGTGTCAATTATGACTATCTGAGGAAGCCCTTCAGATTTTAAAGCCTCATTTGCCACTTCAATTGTGGGTGCTCTTTTAAGCCTTGTTCCACCATAAATAGCAAATGGAAGCACAAAATCTTTAATTTGAGTTGATAGTCTGAATGCCAGCCATTTAGAACGGTTCATTAGTATATATTTGGGTATTACTCCGGCATCCCTAGCCTGCTCCATAACAAACTCTATATCAGTTATAGGTTTGGAAGTTGCAGCAAGCGTGATTGTCCATTTAGTAGTATTAGCCCCTACAACGACTTCTTTATTAGCTGAAAGAAGCCCGAAATCAATGGCCTCTTCGGTTATTACTCCTGCAGCATTTGTAACAGTAGAAAGGGTTATTTGCCCTTTAGATAATGCCTGGAATATTATCCACTCTAACCGAGCATTTACGCCATCTATACAATCGTCTACATCTCCAAATACAAGGTCCAGTAGAGCCTTCTGTTCTGGTCTCGCCTGGGCTTTTAGTATATTGTAGGTGTTTAAATCTATTTCTGTCATTTTTTTCTTCATTCTAATTGAAGGGATTTCTCCCGATAATTTACTTACAGTCCTTCTAGTTTTTAGAGGTGCACTTACATCGTATGCAACCACATCAGCAGCCACTCTATTCCCTTTTGAACCCACCAATGTCTCATATGTGAGAAATGGCGTTGACTTTAGGGGAAAGAATGTAGGCCAAAATAGTTTTTCATATACTCGTGCAATAAGATAGGCCTGTAAACTTTTTTTGTCTATTTCTTTTAATAAACTATATTCCATTTTATTTTCACCTCATTTGATTTATTTATTTAATATTTTATGCAAATCTTATCCTGGCAGTTAAGTCAGTTTTATGCTGGGTTGTAACGAAATAAGGTAATTCGGATTCATCTACGGTTCCTCTAACGACAGCCCCCGCAAACAAATTATCCAGTAGAGTTGCTACTCCACCGCTTCTTACCTCTACATTATCCCGTAAAATAGCATCTGCGTCATACAGGGCGGTTGCAGTATTAACAGTAGCGACTTCATATAAAACTGCACCCGAAGCGACTACAACACCAGTTACTGCGTAGGCAATGGCAGTGGCTGACACTCTGGTAATAGTTGTAGCGGTTGGCCCTGCAGCAGTTAGAAATATGATTTCGCCCACTTTAAATAAATGATCAGCAGGTTCAATCGCTACAACAGTAACTGAAGTAGTATTTTCGGCTGTTGCTCTTACAGTTTTAATTACGTTATACAATCCCGCACTGGAAGCATCGGCATTTAACAATGTTCCCTTTTTGATTTCTTTGGTTGCATTTGGAAATCTATTTGTTTTTATTGTTACTCCACCAGGAATATCTTCTAGTATTTTTAGAAATACAGGATCATAAACAGATCCTGAATCTTTTTTTATTTGTAAACTCATTATATTTTCACCTCGTTTGATATATTATTTTTCTTTAATTTCTTCGCCTTTCTTGATTTCTTCTTCCGATAGTCCCTGAAAAGGTTCTCCTTTAGCCCCTTTATTTTTTTCTTCGGCAAAAGTTTTCGCTGTTTCTTCTCCAACGGTTCCCGCCGGTTCACCCTTCGGAGGTACTTCTCCACCTTTAAGTTTCTCATCAATTTCGGCTTGTTTGTGTTCTAGAACTTGATCCTTTAAGTTTTTTACACTTTCCTCAATGTCCTCGTCTTTATCAACTGTAATATATTTTGAGAATCCTTCGCTCAAATCTGCTTTTTTTAGGGCATCTTTGATTAAAGTCTCCCGATTTGTTTTGCCGGTTGTTTCGGCAAAACCTTTTACCAGATTAGTTAAGCTCCCCATTTGTTCGGTCAGGTTAGCTATTTGTTTTTCGGTATCGCTCATATTCTCCTGCTCTTTCTTTTTCTTTTCTTCCGCTTTTTCCTTTGTGGCCGCTTCTTCTTTTTCTTTTGCTGTTTTTAGATCATGAGTGGTGATAGCTTGCGATACTCTCCGGTCTGTTTCTCTTTGCAGGTACTTATTAAAACTATCTTCCAGCCCAGCCTCTTTAACGGCAGCGACAAGCTGTTCTGGGGTAAGATCAATTTTCCCTTTTAACTTTTCGATTTCTGCTTCAATTTCTGACTCATTAGTTATTTTGATGTCTTTTGCTAATCCCTCATCAAGCCCCGCTTTTTTCAAAGCAGTTTTAATTTGAGTTATTAAGTCCATTCTATTAATCTCCTTTATATTTTTATTTTTTACTTACTTTAATAGCCGAATTTCTCAATATATCAGCTATATTTTTTTGTTTTTTATCCAGCATTTTTGCTATCCCAGTCATTAAGTTTTTATCTTTTTTAATATCTTCGGCTTTTAATAAAGTATCCATTGCATATTCAATTTCATATTCTTTTTTGGTTGCCATTATTTATCCTTATATTTTTTATTTCTCAATAAAAAAAGAGCCAGCAAAGAATGTTTTTTACATTCTCAAAACTGGCTCTCTAACTTGGAGCTCTATTTACTTATTTTTTTTCTTTATTTATATTATATCATTATTTTTATCCTTTGCAAGTTTAATAATATTAGTTAATTATATTATTCTTCCCCTTTACAGTATTTTTGATATAAAGCAGATCCTTTTAAGCCTATTGCCCTGTGTCCTGAGGTATTTGCCCGGGAAATTACAGCTCGAAGTGCCGGGCATGATATTGCCCCCTTATTCGGTCCCTTCCATACTTTATACGGAAAAGATTTATCCGCCCCTAAGAAATAATTTTGTGGTAATGTTTTTCTTTCTTTTTCAGTTGGAGCAGTCCAAGAACCCGATTTAGCAACGTTAGCCACTTGATTCACCTTCTCTCATTTAACAAATTATTTTTTCTTAGTAGATTTAGGACATGGCTTTCCAG